AGACTCCCAGCGACGCCACCGACCGTTCTTCTGCGCTTGCACTGGCCCGTTGATGAGCCCGGAGTTCACTTAGAAATCCCCGCCGAAAACGGTGATATTGAACGTGTTGGCGTTGTTGGTCGCGGCGCGTAGCGACCAGCCGTTCGCCAGCAGGAGCGGCGACAAGTCTCCGAAAGGAATCACAATCTGAAACGCTGGCACGGTCGCGCTGGGCGTCACTGCCGGAATTGGCTGTTCGCGGAGCAGTCGCGCATTCGTGCCGTCGTGAACAAACAGCCGCACCATTCCAGCCGTGGTGGTGACGGTCGCCTGAATCTCAACGGTCTCAATGCGCGACCCGCTGGAGCCTGCGGTGAACACGGTCACGATGGTGCCCGTGCCGTCGCGGTTGGTGTTGGCGACCGAGACTTGGTCGGTTGCGGTGCGAACAACAGAGGCGAATTGTGGAGTAGCGGACATAAGGTATGGTTCCTGTAGAAAGGTTAGCGAAAGTTCGCGCGGGAGTACATCACATCGGCCGACGACACGGCCGCCTGCCAAGCAAGGGTGCCAGCGCCGTCGTTTACAAGGGTCGTGCCGGACGCGCCCTGAGACGCCGGCCAGACGTAGCTCACCGACCGAATGTTGGTCGTGGTCCCAGTGACCTTAAGGCTACCGCCCACCGAGAAGGCATAGGCGGCATCCACCGCCGTGCCAGCCGCGGCCACGCTCCCATCATCTCGGATGGTCGAATCGCCCACGCTGGTCGTGCCCGTCCACCGCGGCACGAAACCGACCGTACCCGAGCCAGACACCGAACCGCCGCCCAGCACCGCCTCGATGGTGATGCCGCCGGCCGAGTTGGTGATGTTGATGTTGCTGCCGGCCGTCAGGGTTGAGAGCGTGTAGCCCGACCCGTTGCCGATAAGGACTTGGCCGTTGGTCGGGGTCGCGGTCAGGTTGGTGCCGCCCTTGTTGATAGGCACGGTCCCAGCGTAGGTTGCCGCGATGCTCGCCCCGGCGGTCAGGTCCGAGCTCACTGAGCCCGTCACGTCACCGGAGAGCGCGAAGGTCCGCGAGCTGGACAGCTTGGTGGCCGTGCCGGCGTTGCCGCTCACGTCGCCCGTCACGTTGCCCGTAAGGTTCCCTGTCACGTTGCCCGTCAGGGCCGCCGTGATGGTCCCCGCGGCAAAGTTCCCCGAGCCGTCGCGTTGCACCATCGTCCCCGCCGTGTTCAATGGCGTCTGGACGATGACCGGCTCGCTGGCTTCGATAAGCAGCACGCCGTTGGTGTTGTTCTTCCGCACCACGAAGGCGATGGCCTGATAGCTGCCGCTGGTCGGCTTGGTGGCCGTCAGCCCGCCTGAGGTATTGGGGTACAGCGTGTCGCCTTCGTTAAACGCATTCGTGTTGAGCCCGGTCAGGGTCCCCGTGTTAACGGCGTAGCCAAGCGCGCCGTTCGCAATAGCGGTGCGGGCAAGCCCGATAGCGACATCCGTGGAGCTGGCTACCTTTGCCACGTTGAGCGCGCCGGCCCCGACATTCCAGCCCGTCCCCTTGAGCACGTCGCCCTTCGCGATAGTCTCGGTCGCTCGGACGCGGAGGTTGATATGGTCGTTGCCGACCTCGAGCCACTCCGTGCCGGTGTCGAACCACGTCCGCAGGTTGCCCGTATCGGTCGTCAGCCACACCCGCCCCGCCGTGCCGGCCACCGGCTGCAGCGCGAGCGTCGAGCTCTGGATGTGAATCGTAGCGTCGCTGTCGTGCGTGTTGTAGGTCGCCCGTATCCCGTTGTCGTTCAGGCGCACCTCATCGGCGTCAATCGGCGACGTGCCGTTGACCGGGCTCGTGAATGCTGCCTGTTGGTGCGAACTTACTGTGCTCATCTAGTACCGCCTCCCGTAGTCGAAGCCGTCAATCTCGATGCGAGACCACGACGAGGCGCTCTCGCCATCGTCGGTCAATGAGATGTCGATATAAGGGCCGATGCCGTCTATCGGCACTCGGAACCATGCCGTCGCTCCCGCCCCCCATGTTCCCGTGCCCCACGTTCCCGTGCCCCACGTCCCAGGCGAAGCGCTGCCAGGAAAGGTGTAGAGCCCTGCCCCGCGCTGCGTGCTCCACGACAGCCCGGCCGTCATTGAGCCGCGGAGGGCGCACTCTACATAGACCCACTTCCACGCCTTGGTCTGGAACGCATCCTGCGCTTCGAACCGCCGGCACCGCACCGCCAGTGAATAGCCCGTGCCGCCAATCCCAGTCGCGGCCACGTTGTCGTTGTAGACGCCGGGCACGTCGGCCAGCTTGATGTATCCGCCCGCGTCACCGATGAGCACAATTGGCTGCGCCTCAGCATTGAGGCCTTCCCACAACGCGGTCGTGCTCGGGGCCAGATACCCACCCTTGCACGGGCCCGTCCACGCCTGCAGGGCGTAGTTGTAGCGGTAAACGCCCTTGCCGGGCAGGAACCACCACACCTCGCGCGCGGCGCGGTTGTGGACTCCGATGACGTTCTGTGCAGTGGTCAGGTCAAGCCCGCGGAGGAGCGGGTCAAGTTTGACGCTGATAGGTGCGACCTGCGACTCACTCGCCGCATAGAAGCCCCGGTCGGACAAGAAGAAGACCGCCTCGGGGGTGTTGACGATGCTACGCGGGGCCACTGTGCCAACGTCCGTTGTCAGACCCTGTGCGCCGGCCGCGATGGCGATGTCGTCTTGCGTGAGGCCCGTGAAGCGCGAGATGCCCGAGACGTGGAAGATGAGCAGGCTCGAGCGCATTGCCGCCAGCCCGACGACGTTCTGGTCGCCAAAGGTGCGGATAATTGCCTCGCCGCCGTCGCTCGGGGCATAGCCCAGCGAGTCGCCGTCGTTCAGGGCGCTCCAGTAGACCTTCTGGTCTGTGCCGGTGACGCCGAACAGGCGCTGGTTGTAGACCGCCAGCGACGTAATGCCCGCCGGGGTGTTGGCAAGGTTCGTGGTCAGCGCCGACCCGTCCCACTTATTGAGTGAGGTCGCGCTGTCGCCGTCTGCGATGTATGCCACCTCGGCGACGCCAGCGCGGAAGGCCGCAAAGGCCGGCGCGCCGGAGGTCTTCAGGTTGCCCGTCTGAATCGTGAACGTGGCTGGGAAGCCGAAGGTGCCCGTGTACAGCCGCCCGTTGGCGACCGCCAGCAGCTCCTGCGTCCCGTTGTCTCTCAGCCACGCGAAGCCGTTCTGCACGTCATCCGCGAGCGGGGTGTCCGACAGCCGCTGACTGCCCAGCCGCTTCGTAATGGCTCCGTACTCGGTCAGCACCGACTCATCCGCGCGGCGCACCTCGTTCGGGCCGAGCGCGTTGTCGTCGAAGGACAAGTTGAGCCCGCCGCGGAAGTCGCCCTGCGCGTCTCGCACCCGTGCCCGTGGCATCAGAAGCTAGACCCCCACTGGAAGCGGTCGTCCTGCGCCGACATCCGCGTCGGACGCACCGTCAAGCGAGCCAAGTCCTGATGCAGGCGCTCGCGAAGCACCGTCGCCATCGCGCGCATCTCCGCCGCCGTGTTGGTCTCCGCACCGCCCTTCATGAACAGCGAGGCCGCGGTCTCGTAGGCCAACAGCAGGTCGTAGCCGTCCGGGAACACCACATCGGATGCGTCGGAGTTAAGCAGGTCGGCGCGCTGCGGCAAATGGTTCACGGCCACCGTCACGGTGTTAGCTCCAGCGGCCGGGATAAGCTGAATCTTGTCCCCGAACTCGTACCACACCTGCGGCAAATTAACCGCGGTGGGCGAAATGGGGTACTCCTCATAGGTCGAGGGCTGATAGAACAGGTTGCCTTGGTAGACCGTCAGGACGCGATAGAAGACCTCCGTGCTGTCGCCGCCGCCGGCGTTCAGGCTCGTCTTCAGGATAGCGCCCTCGCTGTCCGTGGTCGCGGTGCGCTTCGCCAGCCGCAGGTGACGGTTGACGTTCAGCAGGTCGCGCCACTCACGCCAGTGCACTTCGCCGAGGAGCTGACCCTTTAGGGTCGACCCCCATCGCGGCGAGCCGACCACGTCGGCCATCTCGTCTATCAACGTCAAGAGTGCCCCGCGGGTCATCGTCACGAGCTCTTCCCCCGGCCTCGCTTCACCGCCGTGCCTTCACCAACCCCCGACACCATTGGGTGCGCGGTGGCGACGCCAAGCTGGACTTCCAGCTCGTGCTTGGTAGTGCGCGTGTGCTTCTCTTCCTGCTCCACCATAAACCGCTCCACATGGCCTGCCTTCACGTCGCGGTTCGCCTTCACGACCTTGGCGACCTTCTCCGCGGCTTCCTTCGCCGCGTCACGCACAGGACGGAAGTGTCGCTCCACGAAGCCCACCGCCTCCTCCGCGGAGCAGTCCGGCGGCAACATCGCCCGCAGGTCGAAGGCGTCTTTCTCCGGCAATTCGCCAGACCGGACGCGCGACCAGCGCTCGTCCTCCGGCTTGTAATGCTCAATGATGCCCCAATACGGCCCAGCCGCGCTGGGCACCCAGCGCAAGTCTAGCCGTTCGTCGATGAGCTTGAGGCGGCGCACCGCATCCTGCGGTGGGACCGGCTCTCCTCGGGGGGTAATCAGCATGCGTCTCGCGTGAAATGGGGGGAACCACCGAGCCCCGTGCGGGCTCGGCAGCGCCCTACCCGTTTACATCTGGACCAAGCCCTCGACCGTGAACACCAAGCCCGCCGGCTGCGTGCCAATAGCGGCGGTGCTCACGACATGCACCTCGAGCGCATCGCCGGCCGCCAGCGTCCGGTCTGCGTCCGACAACGTCGCCAGGACGTTCGCAAAGCCTTCCTCGCGCGTCACCAACGCCTCGAGGTCGAGGGTGCCCGTCAGGGTGACCACCGTGTCATCCGCGGCGCGGTACTTCCGCAACGTGGCGAGGATGGTGCCTGAGGCTGAGACTGGGACCGTGACGGTCGTCGCCCCAATCCGAGACAGCTCCACCCGACGGCCCGCGAAGCCGCCAAGACGGAAGATGGTTGTGCCGCTCGCGGTGACCGGAGTCGTACCACCCTCAAAGTTCGTCCCACCAATCTGGGCCGTCTTCAAGTACACTGGCGCAACCCCGAACCGACCGGGACGCGGGTTAAAAAAGTTCATCGGCACTGCAGAATCTCCTTGACTGGGGGGTGAGGTCACCCTCACCCCCCTATCGGTTCAGGTCAGACGACCGGCGTGTAGCGAGCCGTATCGGTGTAGCCCGTGATGCTGCCATGCGCGTTGCGCTGGTAGGTCATCAGGTTGAAGTAGACCTTGAACGAGGTCTGGAACGCATCGCGGCCATCAATGAAGCGCACCGCGCCGCTGTTCTCGTACTGCACCGGCGACCAGTCGGCCGCATCCACCCACGCAAGCGAGGGCTTGTGGATGCAATACACCGTGCCCGCCGGCTGGTACTCGTCGGCCACGAACGGCATGCCGTGGAGCTTGAGGGCCTTGTAGCCGCCGTTCAGGGTCAGCTCTTCGCCCGCCGTCACATTGAAGCGACGCTGGCCGAGGAAGCTCTCGATGAACTTCTGCTGCAAGCCGTAGGTGCCGATGCAGAGGAACTCCTCTGGATTCGACAGCGGACGCTTGCCCGAGCGCGCGCCCATCGTGGCCGCGAGCTTCCAGATGTCCATCTCGTTCGGCACCGCCGCATCGTCGGTGTCCGTGCCGGCCACGAAGCGCGTGGCATCCCAGCGCGGGGTCGTGGACGAGCTGATGCCGTGCAACGTCTGGAAGGCGTTGCCGCGGTTGGTGATGTTCTGCAGGCCGTTCGCGTACTGGTTGTACGCCGTGTCGGACTGCGTCGCGGCCACGATGATGTCCGTGCCCGTCGTGCCGGAGATGGTGGCCGACAGCGTCAGGGTCGCCGTGTCGCCGCTGTTGCTGACCGCGGTGATGGTCGCCCTGCCGCGCACCGTTGCGCCCGTCGTATCCAACACCGCGATGTACATGCCCGGGTACAGCCACAGGCCGCCCTGGCCTGCGCCCGTGACGCCGTACGGCGACGTGACCGCCACCGTGGTCGGCGGGCC